AGAAGATCAAGCTTCTAAAATCGAAGAGCTTAATAGTAAGTTAAATGAGCAAATCGAAGCTAACGTTAAATTAAATTCTGAAATTGGTAAGTTAACAAGACAAGATATAGTTGACGCTGTATCGTCTGACTTAACAGATACTAACAAAGAAAAATTTAATAAATTAGCAGAAGAAATTGAATACTCTAATGCTGATGAGTTTAAGAATAAAGTAACGACTATTAAAGAGTCTTATTTTAATACATCAAAAGAAATTTCACCAAAAAGTGAAATCGATAACGTTGCCGAAGGCGAAACAACGCAAGTTGATTTGTCAAACGCTATGACTGCTTACACGGCCGCTATCACTAAAACAAAAGATTCCATTAGATTGGGATTTAAAAAATAAAGGGAGAATAAAAAAGATATGTACTTATCTGAACAATTAGTTAAAAAATGGCAGCCGGTCCTTGAACATCCAGAACTCCCAAAAGTTACGGATAGTTATAAGAGAGCGGTTACCGCTGTTATCTTGGAAAACCAAGAGAGAGCATTAAATGAAGACAGAGCATTCATGTCAGAAGCTGCACCTGTAAACAACGTGTCAGGTCAAATTGCAAATTGGGATCCAATCCTAATTTCTTTAGTAAGACGTGCTATGCCAAATCTTATCGCATACGATATAGCTGGTGTACAACCAATGACTGGTCCAACAGGACTGATCTTCGCTATGAGAGCAAGATTGGGAACACAAAGTGGAACAGAAACTTTGTTTGACGAAGTTGATACATCATTTTCAGCTCAAAACGCTGCTGCTGCAACAGCACAATCTGGCACTAACCCTGCTGTATTGAATGACGCATCACCAGGAACTTATACAGCTGCTGCTGGTATGTCAACCGACACTGCTGAAGCATTAGGCGATGCAGGTGGTAACGCTTTTGCTGAGATGGCATTTTCAATTGAGAAATCAACTGTAACTGCTAAATCAAGAGCATTAAAAGCGGAATACACAATGGAACTTGCACAAGATCTAAAAGCAATCCATGGTTTAGATGCTGAAACTGAACTTGCAAACATTTTATCTAGTGAAATCCTTGCGGAAATCAATAGAGAAGTTGTAAGAACAATTTACATCAATTCTAAAAAAGGCGCACAATCTAATACAACTACACAAGGTATCTTTGATTTAGATACAGACTCAAACGGAAGATGGTCTGTTGAAAGATTTAAAGGTCTTATGTTCCAAGTTGAAAGAGAAGCAAACATAATTGCACAACAAACACGTAGAGGAAAAGGTAACATTCTGATCACATCTTCAGATGTTGCTTCTGCTTTACAAATGGCTGGCGTACTAGACTATACACCTGCATTAAACAATAATCTTAATGTAGATGACACTGGTAACACTTTTGCTGGAATACTAAATGGTAGATATAAAGTTTATATCGATCCGTATTCTGCAAACGAAGGCGCAGTTAAGCAATACTTTGTAGTAGGATATAAAGGTACATCACAGTATGATGCCGGAATATTCTATTGTCCATACGTTCCACTACAAATGGTGAGAGCAGTTGGGCAAGATAGCTTCCAACCAAAAATTGGCTTTAAAACTAGATATGGTTTACAAGCAAATCCATTCGCAGAAAACAGTGGATCAATCAACGGTTCAGGAGCAGCTAACTCTAACAAATACTACAGAAAAGTCCAAGTAACGAACATAATGTAAGTTACTTGTTACAATCTGTAACACAATTAAAGGGTCGGTCTAAAAAACCGGCCCTTTTTTTTTGACTAAATATTAGTATGGTCACTACAACAGCATTACAAAGACAACCTACAAAGTTAGACTATGCGAGTCCTACACAGTTTAAATTTAATATAATTAAACTACCAAAGGTCGAATACTTTTGTACGGCCGTTAACATACCAGGCATTTCTATAAACTACGTAGAACAACAAACACCATTAAAGGACATACCACATCCTGGTGAAAAACTTAAATATGGTGATTTACAAATGACTTTTATAGTAGATGAAAATTTAGAAAACTTCCAAGAAATACATGGCTGGTTATTTGGCCTAGGATTTCCTGATGGTTATTCAGATTATAATACGTTATTAGAAGCAGGAAAAGATAGATTCCCAACAAGTAAAGGTAGTGTGAGTAATGAGTTAGGAAAAATAAGATACCCTGCTCCATCACAAGGAGCCGCATTATCCGACGCAACCCTAATGGTACTTACAAACAAGAACAATCCGGTGGTCGAGGTGCGATTTAAAGACATATTTCCTATCTCTTTAGGCGGTTTACAATACAATCAACAAGCTACAGATGTGACCTATTTAACTTGTGATGTTGTGTTTAAATACAGCATTTATAGATTCGCAAATATAGGTTCATCAACAGAAACAACAGTTACAACTTAGGTTGATTTTTTCATAGTTTTGTGATATAATTATATTATGGATTTAGAACAATTACAATTAGAAGCCGATAAAGACCTTAAAATTAATGATACTGAATTAGATTTAGAATCATTAAAAACACCACAATTACATAATAAGTATATGAAACATTATACTAAGTTTAAATTATTATTGACTCGTACAGAAGATGAACTACGAACAATGAAACGTGATAAGTGGGAATATTATACAGGCAAAGCCGACCCTAGTGTGTATCAGGCCAAACCTTTTGATTTAAAAATAATGAGAACAGACATTGACAAATACTTAGAAGCAGACGAAGATTTACAAAAACTTTCACAAAAAATTGCCTATCTTATTACAGTTGTAGATTTTTTAGATAAAACTATACGTGTCATTGTCAATCGAACCTATACAATTAAAAACGCTATTGAATGGAGAAGATTTACAAGTGGCGCTGTATAATGACTCTTACAAAGTATATAATCATAGATAAAAAAAACGAAGTCTATCTTAAAGTAGAAGCAGATGATGCTATACGGAGAGAATTAGGTGAATACTTTACGTTTGAAGTACCAGGTTATAAATTCACACCACAATTTAGAAATCGTTTTTGGGACGGTAAAATAAGATTGTTTTCTTATGCTACTGGTCAAATCTTTACTGGCCTTTATCCTTATATACTTAAATGGTGTGAAGATAATAAAATACAAGTAGTAGATGGCACTAAAATAAAAGATACAGAAGTTGATGTAAAGGCCGTTGATGGTTTTATTAAAGCATTAAAGATACCTTTAGAGTTAAGAGATTATCAGATAGAAGCCTTTATACACGGTTTAAAAAAGAATCGTTGTTTATTATTATCACCAACAGCGTCAGGTAAATCATTAATTGTTTATCTATTAGTAAGATTTAATATATTAAGATTAAAAGAAAAAACAAATAATAAAATACTGATTATAGTACCAACAACATCATTAGTCGAACAGTTGTTTAAAGACTTTGAAGATTATGGTTGGAATCCTGATAAAAATGTACACAGAATATATCAAGGCCACGAAAAAGAAACAAATAAAAATGTGATTATATCTACTTGGCAATCAATTTATAATTTACCAAAAAAATGGTTTAGTCAATTTGGTATGGTAATAGGTGATGAATGCCATTTATTTAAGGCCGTTTCTCTAAGTAAGATAATGACAAAACTCGAAGATTGTAAATATCGTTATGGTTTAACAGGTACACTTGATGGTACTAAGACAAATAAATTAGTTTTAGAAGGCCTGTTTGGTGCCGTAAATAAAGTTACTTCAACCACAGAACTACAAGAGAAAAAACAATTAGCTGATTTAAAGATTATATGTTTGATATTACAATACGACCAATATTCAAAAGACTTTTTAAAAGATAAAAATTACCAAGAAGAAATGAACTTTTTGGTTTCACATGAAAAAAGAAACAAGTATATTCGTAATCTGTGTTTAAATTTACAAGGCAATTCTTTAGTATTATTTCAGTACGTAGAAAAACACGGTATGATATTAAAAGAATTAATAGAATCAAAGGCAGAAAACAAAAAAGTTTTTTTCGTTTATGGTGGTGTAGAGGCCGAAGAAAGAGAAAGAATAAGATTTATAACCGAAAAATCTGATAATGCAATTATAATTGCCAGTTACGGAACATTTAGTACAGGTATTAATATAAGAAATTTACATAACATTGTTTTTGCATCGCCGTCAAAATCTCGTATTCGTAATTTACAATCTATTGGAAGAGGTCTAAGATTAAAAGATGATAATTCAGCTGCCACACTTTATGATATATCAGATGATTTAAGTTATAATGGCAAAGACAATTATACACTACAACACTTTAGAGAACGTATTAATATTTACACTTCTGAAGGTTTTAATTACGAAATACATAATGTAGAACTCCTAAATAGTAAAGACAATGGAACAAATTAGTATAATTAAATTAATAAACGGAGATGATATTGTTTGTAGTTTGGCAAAAGAACAACTGCCAGAAAAATCTTCTTTTCTTCGTTTAGTAAAGCCGTTACAAATTAAATACGTATCACAATTAACACCAAGAGGTCTTAAAGACTTTATCGCATTAATTAAATGGACGGCCTATACGAATGACCAAGTTATATCTATACCAAAAGATAAAATAATAACAATCACAAACGCCACAGAAGCTATGTCAAAAAGTTATTTAGATGTATCTTCAAAGTATGATAAAATTGAAATACCAAAAAGAGAAGAATATAAAGCTGAAGAATTATCGCCAGAAGATAATGACGAGTTTAATGAATTATGGGACGAGTTTAGAGATGTTAAAAAAGTACTCCATTAATCTGGAGAATCTTCCACTTGAAAGCGCTACACAGCTCATTATACACAAATAACAAAATAAGTCAACCTATCCTGGAACCGATTTTTTGTATAAGTGATTGACAAAACACACAAAGTATAGTATATTTAGATCATGACAACATCAAAAAAATCGAAAGAACATTACGTAAGTAATAAAGATTTTTTGGCCGCTATGATAGAGTACAAGAAAACGGTTAAGAAAGCAGAAAAAGAAAAACAACAGAAGCCTAGGGTACCTGATTATATTGGCCAGTGTTTTCTTAAAATAGCGAATCATTTATCTTACAGACCAAATTTTATTAATTATACTTTTAGAGATGATATGATTTCTGATGGTATAGAAAACTGTTTACAATACCTAGATAACTTTAATCCTGATAAATCAAATAATCCTTTTGCATACTTTACACAAATAATATATTATGCCTTTATCAGAAGAATACAAAAAGAAAAGAAACAAGTTACAATCAAACATAAAATGTTATTAGATTCTAACTTTGATGATTTAACTTTACAGCCTGGCGAAGATAGGGAATTTCATAATCAATTTACAGAATTTTTAAAAAAGAATTTACCTATAGATGAGGTACCTAAAATAGAAACTCTAGCTCATCATAGAGAAATGAAAAAACAAAAAGAATTAAAAAAGAAAAAAACACGTAAAGGCAAGTTAGATTATTTTTTATTGAGTTAGTATGAAAATTGCGTTAATCAATGATACGCATTGGGGTGCTCGTAACGACTCTCCTGCGTTTATAAATTATTTTAATAGATTTTATGATGAAATCTTTTTTCCATATCTACAAGAGAATAATATAAAGACTATAATTCATTTAGGTGATGTTGTGGACCGAAGAAAGTTTATTAACTTTCAAGTAGCACATAACTTTCAAAAAAAATTTTGGAAAAAGTTATGGGACTTAAAGATTGATACACATATCATTATAGGCAACCACGATACTTATTATAAAAACACAAATGAAGTAAACTCAATGGAACAATTGATTACAACGTTTGATGGCATAAACGAACCTTGGATTTATACTAGACCTAAAACTGTTAACTTTGATGGACTTGACATATTATTTTTACCTTGGATTTGTGATGCTACGTTAGAAGAATCATTACACACAATTGACAAATCTACAGCTCAAATAGTTATGGGACATTTAGAAATAAAAGGATTTGAAATGCACAAAGGTCATCTTAATGAACAAGGATTAGAAAAAGATTTATTTAAACGATTTGAAAAAGTCATATCAGGACACTTTCATAAAAAATCAGATGACGGTCATATCTATTATCTAGGTTGTCCATACCAAATTACTTGGTCAGATTATAATTGTCCGAAAGGCTTTCATATTTTTGATACACAGACAAGAGAACTTACAAGAATACCTAATCCGTTAATCATGTTTAAAAAATTTGTTTATAATGATAAAGGTGAAGATTATAGTAAAAAAGATTTATCAGAATACGAAAACACTTTTGTTAAGTTGTTTGTAGTAAATAAAACTGATAACGATATGTTTGATAAACTATTAGACAGATTTCATAATGAAATAAACGCATATGAAATAAATGTAATAGAAGATACAACTTCAGACTTAACAGCCACAGTGAAAGATAATATACTAGAACAAGGTGAAGATACACTAACATTTTTAGGCAATTACATTGAACAAATAGATACATCATTAGATAAAGCAAAACTTAAAACTTTTGCAAAAGAATTATATTCGGAGGTTAACGATACTTGATAATATTTAAAAAAATTAAATGGAAAAACTTTCTTTCTACCGGCAACACACCAATAGAAATAGAACTAAACAAAGCATCCACAACATTAATGGTTGGCACAAACGGCAGTGGTAAATCAACAATGCTTGACGCATTATGTTTTGTTTTATTCAATAGGCCGTTTAGATTAATTAAAAAAGAACAAATAGTCAATACAATTAATGATGCTGACGCTGAAGTAACAGTAGAGTTTACAGTTGGTACAAAGAGTTATAAAGTTGTAAGAGGCATTAAGCCAAATAAATTTGAGATTTATTCTGATGGTGATTTAATAAACCAAGATGCATCATCAATAGATTATCAAAATTACCTAGAAACAAATATAATGAAACTAAATTATAGGTCATTTATACAAGTGGTTGTTTTAGGTTCTTCTTCGTATGAACCATTTATGAAAATGAAACCAAGATATAGACGAGAGGTTGTAGAAGAAATATTAGACATAAGAGTATTTGGTTTAATGGATTTAATATTAAGAAGCCAACAATCAGACTTACAAAAATCCATAACAGAAATAAGACACAAGTCCGATTTAATTAATTCTAAGTATGAACTTGAAACGAAACACTTTAATGAATTACAAGGCCGTAATATAGATGATAAAGATTATAAACAAAATTTATTAAACAAGAATAATAAAGACTTAGAAGAATATTTAAGTAAGATGACAAGTATTAACGCAGAAATTGAAAGTTATAAAAACAATATAGTAGAACAAGATAAAATAAATGCAAAGGCTAATCAATTATCTAAATTAGAAGCTAAGATAGAAACTAATTTATTAAAACATAAAAGAACATTAGACTTTTTTAAAAACAATGATAGTTGTCCTGAATGCACACAAACCATAAACGAACAACTAAAAGTAACTAAAATAAAAACAGAACAAGAAGTTATAGACAAGTTAGATGGTGGTTTAAAAGATTTACTATCAGAAATTATTAAAACAGAAACAAAGATAAATGAGATAAACAGTATATCGCAAAAAATACAATCTTTAAATGTAGATGTTGCCAAGATTAATTCTTCTGTAGATGAACTCAAAAAACATACAGATAATATACATAAAGAAATAATGTTATTAGAAAACAAAGAATCAGATGGTAAGAATATACAAAAAGAATTAGACCAATTAAAAATTGACTTAGAACAATCTAAAAAAGAATTAGATAAAATAATAGAAGAAAAAGGTTATGTAGATATATTAAGAGAAATATTAAATGATAAAGGTGCTAAAGCTAAGATTATAAAAAAATATTTACCAATTATGAATACACTTATTAATCAATACTTACAAGCTATGGATTTCTTTATATCGTTTCACTTAGATGAGGAGTTTAATGAAACAGTTAAAAGTAGATATAGAGATACCTTTGACTACAATAACTTTAGTGAAGGAGAAAAAATGAGAATAGATTTGGCGTTGTTATTTACGTGGAGAACAATTGCTAAAATGAAGAATAGTACTAACACAAACTTATTAGTGCTAGACGAAATATTTGATAGTAGTTTAGATGGTCAAGGCACAGATGACTTCTTTAAGATTATTAAATCAATGCCAAAAGAAAACATCTTTATTATATCACACAAAGGTGATATATTATTTGATAAGTTTACTAATATAATTAAGTTTGAGAAAGAACATAACTTTACAAGGTTACAAAATGCTTAAAGAACTAAAACTAATACCGCCATCAGATCCAAGAGTACTATCAGCAATCGCTCCCTTTAAGGACGATATGTTAAAAGAACACGACTTTAAAGACAGAAAAGATTTAACAAATACAATGTTTGAAACAATGTACAAATATGGTGGTCTAGGTTTATCGGCCAATCAAGTTGGTTTACCTTTTAATATGTTTGTAATGGGCGGTCATCCTAATATTGAAAAAGGAATGAAACTGGCCTGTTTTAATCCAGTGATTGTACACCATAGTGAAGATACGGTATTATTAAAAGAAGGTTGTTTAACTTTTCCTTTCGTATTTCTATCTATTGCAAGACCAAGAAAAATAGTTGCAAAGTACGAAGATGAGTCTGGAGTATTACAAGAGGGCCAGTTTGATGGATATTTTAGTAGAATATTCCAACATGAATATGACCATATGTTAGGCCGTTTATTCGTTGAAAAAGCAAGTAAGTTAAAATTAGATTTAGCATATGAAAAGGCACAAAAAGAAATTAAAAGATTAAATAAACTAAGAAAGGAGTCAAATGGTTAGTTTTACAGAAGAAGATAACAAACCTAAAATGTCACAAGAAGAACGAGATAAACTTATGCAAGAGTTTTTATCTAAAGGTGGCAAAATTAAAGAACTAAAACCTGGTATTGCAAAAGGGGCTGCCTCTTTAAACAGAAGTAAAAGTTTACAGTGGACAGAAAAAGAAGTTATAAAACAAGAACATAGTGAAAATTTTATACAAAGTAAAGAGTAATTGACTTTATAAAAATACTGTGATATAGTTATATTATGAAAAGTGATACTAAAGAATATATAGATTTCATTGAAAAACAATGGGTGCAGTGGCAACAAGAAACATCTTTAGACAAAATACCCAACATAGATACAGATAAACTAAGAGATACAGTTGTAAAAGACTTAACCTTTGTATCTGCTATGAATGTAAAAGAATATACACTATATCAAAAATGGTGTGAAGTACATTACAAATATCCTACAATAGAAACAAATAGTTTTTTTGATGACAGGCCTGCTTTAAAAGATTCTGAACAAGGTGCCGTTATACAAGAGGTTAAAAATAATTTTTGGAATCCAGAAGATCCAATGGAATATTTAAACTTAGAACCTGAATTGATTTACACAGACATAGAAAACGAAGGTAAAGTAGGTTCAGTAACAGGTAAGAAACTGCCTGCTATTTGGAATACACTAAGAACTTTTTTATCTACAATGAAAAATAATAATAACATTGGCCGTAATTTATACTTTTTAATAAGAGATAAGAAAACAGAAAAATATCTAGGCGTTACTTGTATGTCCTCAGACTTTTTAGATTTAACACCACGTGATAAGTACATTGGTTGGGATAGAGAAGCTAAAACACAACGTATGATAAACCATACTTGTATCGGTAGCACAATAGTGCCTGTACAACCATTAGGTTATAATTTAGTAGGTGGTAAACTATTAGCTTTATTATGTTTATCAAACACAGTAGAACAAGAATGGGAAAGACAATACGAAGATAAACTTGTAGGCATTACTACAACATCTTTATATGGTAAAACAAAGACAATACCATTATCACAATACGATAGATTAGATCACTGGAAAAAAATGGGTTGGACAGCAGGCAGTGTATCATTTGAACCAGAGAAATCAACACAGAAACTTATACAACAATGGTTACTAAAGAATCATACAAGAAAATACTTTGAATGGTATATAGCAGTAAAACCAAGTGGTCAACCACATAAAAGAGATCACAGAAATAGAAGCCATTCCTTTACATATAGTCAATTAGGTATAGAAAAAAAACTGATTAAATCAGAACACGCAAGAGGCATATACTTTAGTGAATTGTTTAAGAATACAAAAGAGTATTTAAGAGAAGAAATAAAAGAAGATAAACTTATAAGAGCATTTGATAATTCAACCGAGGCGTTAACTCATTTATGGAAGACAAAATATGCTAAGAAAAGAATTGAATCATTAATAGCCCAAGGTAGAGTATCTAAAGAATCTCATTTCTATGACGATATTATCTATTTAAATTGGGAAGAAACGAAGAAAAAATACCTTTTTCAAGTAGGCCGATAACAGTCC